CCTCGGTACCACCCACGGGCAATGGTGTATGCATATTCTGCACCAATGCCATTCGTCGGGTCGCGAACACCTACTTGCCTGAACAGGCGTCGCAGCTGAATCAAATTGGCTTCAAAAAGCCCAAAATCATATGCTGCCAACTCCCTGATCATGGCGACCGACACTTGCGCCAAGTGTTCTTCATCGGTCGTTTTCTTCTTCCTCCAATTGAGCATGTCTCCAATGGAGTAAAACTCCAACGGCGCATAGACATACCCATCACTGTCAAGACCAAACCTGCGCTTGAGGAAAGAGCACTGGCCCACCGGTTTCAAAGTGTACAAGTCACCAGTCTTATCCTCACTGGTGTACACCATACCGATCCTGGGACAAAATCGAGCCATGGCCTCAAGATTGAAATCAAGGCAATCATCAGACGGGGCGAAAATATTGTCGTCTCCATACACATAGCAGCGAACTTTCTCCCTGAAAGACAAAACGGCCTGATCACCATACATGTCACACCAACACATCCTGAAAACCACTAAATTGTACAAGGAATTCAAGATGGATGTCAGAGGGTGACCGCTGGGAAGTGAGCCAATGATCTTGTATATGACCCACGATTTATAGCTATTGCCGCCAAGGTGCATAGCCTCAGCAGTATCTCTCGCTATTCCCTCGAACAATCTCTCCATACCTAAATAGTGAGGCAACCTGCGGGCAATCTCCATAATTATCTTCTTAAGAATGAGTGGGTGCTGACTCTTATCAAAAGCCTTGTAATCACCAGCAGCCGCAACTCCATCTTTGTTCATGGACCGCAACTCATGACTAATGACACCCCACTCTGGGCTGTACACATTGACGCCTACCAAAGCGCCATGCTTAAGCCTCTTGCGCATAAACTGAGCAGCAAACTTGCCAAAAAGCCTGCGAACGAGAATCGTAAAATGGACTGGACTAGCTGAAATAAGCCGGGTATCAACATTCGACACCTTCTCCTGCTTCAGCACCTCGTCTTTCAAGCAATCCCGAAACACAGCTGAACTCCTACCAGACATGTAGTCTGCCACCAAGAGGTCATAATCCTTCTTGACCTCAGCAGCTGCCTGAGTATCAAACACATAAGGGCCCTCAGCTCCGAAAGCTGGCCTCTTGTTTGCATACTTGCGGCATAGGGGGTAGCCCATAGACTTGCCCCTCGCAATGCCCTTGACAAAATCATCACCTTCAATGCCAGCGACGGCCTGCTCATACGTCAACAGGCCCAGATCCTCGTTGCCAATATCCTCAAACACCTCGCTAATGACAGCATCTACACAAAGGCCAACATTAGATGGCAAAGCTATGCTGGCAAAATCTCGCTTTGATCTTTCAACTACACTAAGCATCGGATCAACAAGCACACCTTCAGCATTGACAGATGGGCGTAAACACGCTGGCCCACCCTTCGGTTCAACCAAATAACCGCTAAACGCTGTCTTGGCTATGCCTGTTGTGCCATTATTGTGCAATGCATCAACATTCTCAACCTCTTCCAGACCACAAAATAATTGATGCTCAGCATAATCTGGCATGTCCTCTGCATACAATGGGCAATAAAACCCAGTGTCCAAACCAGCAACATGGATCCCTCTCAAACGCTTGGTTT